CGTCTTTTCCGTCTTTAATGGAGGCAACTCGCTTCTCTAGTGTGTTTCCCACTAAGTCATAACGAGATTGAATGTCGGCTTCAATTTTCTTTAAGGCATCAATAACTAGGTTGACGTTCTCACCAATGCGTTGCTTTTGAACCTCTTTTGACTTGGCAATAGATAACTGAATAGCGTCAAGTGCCGCCTTCTTCTCAGCGTCCGTCATGTCTTCTAGGTTTGGAATGATGTCACTCATCTTCTTAGGCTCCCAGATAACTCTTCAAGAAAGTCATTCTCGACTTTTGCAAGGTTTTCTTGTTTATTCGCCATCTGTAACTCAACAATTTTGCTCTTATTCTTGATGTCTGCTTCTTTGAGCATCAATTCAGCAATCTTAACCCTTTTATCAAACTCTCTTTGGTTAGCATCTGCCTCACTTGGCAAATTCTTGGTCAAAGATGCACTCATTTTGGCTTGAACTTCTTGTGGCATCAACTGAGCCTCAACAGACAACTTGGTAGCCTCTGCACGATTCTGTTCTGCCTGTGTAGTGTTAACCGCAATCTGCGCTTGAGCCGCTTGCAGAGCCAATTGCTGTTGCACTTGTTGCATTTCTTGTGCTTGTGGGTCAGGTTGGCTCATCTTGTCCAACATCTGTATCAACTCATACCTATTAGACAGGCTTGAATTGGTCAAAATGCCTTTCAAGATGATTGGCAACACAGGTGTGTTCGGGCCAAGCGTCTGCAAAAGCCCAATAAACTGCTGTTGCTCGTACTCTCTAGCAATAATCCCCAAGGTTGCCGTAGGAATGAAGTTCATATCCACAGATGGATAACGCTCTGGATCGAACTGCATATAGCGGAAAGCCGCTTTTTGGATAAACGGAATCAAGAAATCTTCTTGGAAGTTCACCAAAGTGCGTTTGTACTTCTTGATAATAGAAGCGACAGCCATCGACATACCGCCTTGACCACCATCTCTAGCCACATTGCTAATCATGCCTTGGGAATCAAGAGTTCCCGTTGCTTGTAACAACATACGCTCAAAGTCTTTAGCCGTAGCCAAGTTGTTGGGGTCGCTTTGACCGAACTTGAAAGGGTACAAAATCTCAGAAGGTGCGCCATTGGTGAGGATTGCCTTGCCAGGCTTCACTTCAAACTTCATACCCCGTGGGAGGCGAGTCGCATCCATCGCAATCATGGGGCTAGTGGTAAGTGCCAAGGAATCTAAGTGTGAGCGGGTCTGAGCATCAATAGCCTTTTGCATATTGAACGCTTTTTCTACTGTGCCTCTGCCCAACAAACGATTAGGTACTGTGTCATCCTGATAACTTAAAACAGGGCGATCCTTCATCATGTACGGGTTTTCTTCTGCTTTGAGAAGTTGCCCATCATTGGCAATCACAACAATGGCTTCCACCATGTCTGAGTAGTCTTCAGCCACAGAGTTCTCAGGAAACAACTCCACAATGTCTTTGTTTTCCTTGAGATTGTTTAAGTACTCTCTTGGGACTAAACCATAGTAGGTCAGGAGAAGAACCTTCTCGTCCTGATACTGGCTTACCTCTTGGGTAGGCTCTAAGTCTGTATCCTCACCAGCAGTACCAATATCAACCTTGCGATAGATACCCTTCTCTATGCCTTGGACAATCTTGTGAATCGAGATGTATTTCTCAATAGCCACACCCATACAGTCATCAATGGAAGTACCATTTGGGTCAAACAAGAAGTTCTTGGGATTGATAGGCATGATCTTCACGCCAATCCTGTCTTTTTCCATGACACCGATAGCCGCTTGCCCTTGCATATTTGGGATGGCTTGGGTGGCAGGGACGTACTCTTTCTCAGTCTTGACAACAATCTCGCCTATGCCTGTGCCATAGATTTCAGCCATCAACTCAATTTGGTCAATCGACTTCCTGATTTTGTCTTTCTTGAAGTCTTCCATCAGTTGAGCCTTGATTAACTCAACATCTATGGGGTTGCCGTTGTAGTCTCTAATGTCATCTTCAATGTCAAAGAACTCGCCTTGACCAAAGATTGCTTCCATGATCTCAGCATGACGAGTCTCTACGGCTTGTTGGGTAGCGGGGGTGACAATGCGTGAACGCTCAGATTCACGGGTCTTGTCTTCAGAAGCCCATTGACCACGGAAGATGCGCTCGTACTCTAGGTATTGGGGGAGAAAATTGGTATCTCTGTATTCACGCCAACGATTGCAATGGTCTGTCACAAAAGCCGTCAACTCTTTATCAGCCTCAGTTGGCTCATAAAATTCGTTTTGCTCTAGTTTGTCTGTTGCCATTTAAACCCCACTAATTATGTCCACAGGCTCCCACTCATCTTCTTGGTCATCTACAAAGTAAGAGGTGACAGCCATCTGATCTATATATGACAAAGCATCTGGCAAATCATCATGCACTCCAATGGCGGGAAATAAAAGAAGTTGATCTTTAAATTCATCCCAATCCTCCTCAGAGTTCAGCACAATACGCCCATGCTCAAACCGCCCTTGGAGGCTCCAGATAATTCTGTCAGCCTTTTTCCTGTTGCCGTGAGTTAAGTCAACTATGTGCGAATATACATTATTTTTACGCATTAAGTCAGATAAATATGGCAAAACTGCGTTTTTTAGCGCACCCTTCTCAATTCCCACAGAAAGCGGTCGGTACTCCCGCATCTTCAACAGGATGGTTGCCGCAGTCTCACGGATGTCCCAACGCCCGTAGACAATCTCTTTGACAAACCATTTGCCATCATCCGTTACCTTCACAACAGCAATAGCAGTCTGATCTAGCCTCTTCTTGGAATTAGCCGCTTGTTTGGCAACTTCCTCGAATCCTGCCAAGTCACAGGCTATGTAGTAACTGCCATATTCAGGCTCTTCCCCGTACTTGATCCACTCTTCCCTGAAGATATTGCTACCAGCATTGGTGAAACTAGCCATGTATTCTTGCTTGAAAGCAAAGGTAGACAGGGTTTTCTTGGCTGATTCAATCTCAGTTGGGTCGATCAGGGGGTTGTCTTTGGTGGTGAAGTGCCAAGATTTCCAATCTTTATCCTCTGCGCTTTCGCCCAATCTAAACAGATCGTAGAACCAGTTTCTTCCTTTGGGAGTTCCGATGAACATGGCTCTTCCTTTTTTATCGGAGAGAGAGGCTCGGATAACTTGCTCCCACGCTTCGGGCTTGATGTCGGCAACTTCGTCAAGGACTGCGTAGGTGAGGGAAACTCCACGGAGGGTATCGGGTCTATCAGCACCTCGGACGTAGATGGTTGCTCCGTTGATGGTGGTAATGTCTTGGTTGTTGATGTGGGCATTTTGGATAACCTCTCGTCCTAGTTCCATTAGAACTTGCCAAATAATCTGTCTAGCCTGACCATTGGTAGGCGCAACATAAAGCACAGCAGAACCCGCAGGGCATTTCAGGGCTTCAATAAGTAGGGTGACTGCCGCCATACGGGACTTACCGCATCGTCTTCCAGCGGCAATTACCTTGAACCTTGTTTTATCCTTGAAGACCTCTTCTTGCCAAGGCAGTAGGCTAAAGTTCAGATCACTCATTTGATGGTCAAGAATGGGTCTTGATAAAAAGGTGATACAACTTGCCCAGAAGATTTCGTCCAGTTCGTTGCTTTTTCAATAGTATCCAAGCCTAATTCATCAGGATCAGTATTGTATTGACGCATAAAAAACTCTTTCCAAGCAGTTGGGTGATTTGGGTCTTTTAGCATCCTTCCCTCTGGAGTTGACGAAGGCCAATGTGGTTTTTTGTCTCTTGGATCAATTACTTCATTTATGCCAGACTTGTATGCGCCTCTGTAATCGTAATCAGAGTTTTGAAGAATCATCTCTGTAACTCTATCGTTTTCTAGCCTGTCCAAAGGTATCCTGTTTTCTTGAGCAATGTCGCTCTTAATAGAATTAAACAGTTGCGTACCCTGCAACCAATTGCGAAACTTGCTTTCTTCCTCCCCTTTTAAAGTCGTAGGACTCCAAGGAGTAGCAGTAAATTTTTGGTATTCATTAAGCCAATCAGCCATTTTTATCCTCTATATCTTGTGCATCAATAGTCTCACCATGCGAAATCTCGCCTATTCCAGTAATGTTGATGGTAACGGCACTACGGGACTTGCCTTCTTTCTCAAACATACTGACTGGCAACATTCTGTCCATACAGAGTTTGATGGCGGCTAGTTGGGCAGGGTGTTCGTCATTAAGGGCAATCTCTACTGCTTTGTGGACAACTCTAGAACCTGCGCTGTTTATCAGGAGATTCTTTAGTTCTTTTAGTTGGGCAGTCTCAGTCTTGGGAAGGGTGATAAGTTCAGGCTTATCAGCATAACTGGTAAGG